TACATGTGGAGTCAAAAATGGAGCAGTGCGTTCATGTGGAGAAATAAGTTGTTATGAGTGTGATTTTTATAGTTCAGATCATTGCGATATAGATTTTCAAAAATGGGCAAATTCTGGATATAAGAAACCAGAAATTGATTGGTCAAAAGTTCCAGTGGATACACCTGTGTTGGTAAGAAATGACAAAAATGATCTATGGATTCGAAGATATTTTTGTAAATATTGTAATTTAGCTAATGATTATAAATTCGAAGTTTTTTCTGAAGGTAGAACATCTTGGTCTTCTAAAGGAGACAGTTATTGTTATCCATATTGTAAATTTGCGAGAGAAGAAGACATTGAAAAATACAGAAAGGTATAAAACATGATTAATATTGAAGACAAAGAATTGAAACCGTGTCCATTCTGTGGATATGACAAGTTAAAATTAGATCAAAAGACGAGAGGCTCAAATATCACATATTCTGTCAGATGCAATAGATGTCATGCCAGAGGTGGATCTAGCGGAGCAAGTATTTATAGTTATGAAGAACAGAATAAAGTAAAAAATGAAGCAATTCGGAAATGGAATGAGAGAATATAATAATACGGAGGATTAATATGGTACGAGACGATTTAGGTAATAGAATGAAAGAATATGAAAGTAGGAACAGGTATTATCTTCAGCGTAGAACGCCAGTAATTTGCCGTCTTGACATGAGAGCTGGACATTCATTCACGAAAGGATTTAAAAGACCATTTGATGAAGTTTTTATCAAATCTATGCAGGAAACAGCAAAATATCTCTGCGAAAATGTACAGGGTTGTAAAATGAGTTACCAGCAGAGTGACGAAATTACGCTGCTATTAGTTGATTATGATAAATTAGATACGGATTGTTTCTTCAACTATCGAGTTGATAAACTTTGCAGTATTCTGGCATCTATGGCTACAATGGTATTTAATAAATGTTTTGAAAAAAAATTCTACGAAACTATTTGGTCTAATGAAGATGAATTAAATAGCCGATATATGGATGCGATCATAAAAGGAGCAATGTTCGACTGCAGATGTTTTAATATTCCGAAAGAAGAAGTAACCAATTGTTTCTACTGGAGGCAACTAGATGCTTCGCGGAATTCAATTCAAATGGTAGGACAGGCTAATTTTTCGCATAGAGAATTGCAGGAGAAGTCCAGTAGTGATATTCAGGATATGTTAATGTTGAAAAAAGGTATCAATTGGAATGATTTCCCTACATACCAGAAGAGAGGAAGTTGTTGTATAAGAAATAAGATAGTTGTTGAGTCCAATGGTATTATGGAAACAACACAATTAAGAGACGCTTCTAAATCTGAAAATGAGTGGATTGTTGATAAAAATATTCCAATCTTCAAAGGCGATGGAAGAGAATATATTGAAAAATTAGTTTATGTCGGAAAAGAATCATGAATCAGTTGGAAGAGGCATTGAGAGAACAAATTGATTATTGTGTAAAGATGGAACATTTTCATAGCGCTGTTTTCTGTTTTGACCAGGAGAAAAAGACAATTGTAGAAGAATTATTAAATAAAATCATAGAAGATTTACCAGAAGAATCGCATTTGCTGCTTTCCCGTCGTGATAACACATCTGTTTTATTCTTTTCAAATTCAAGTATCCTAAGAGTTTTCAATTTATCCGATCTAAAAACTAATCGAGGATACAAATGCAATGGATGTATCATCGACAAAGAAATGCCACAGGAATTAAAAGAAGTGCTGGTATACGCACGAATAATGCAGAGAACATTTGCTATGGATGGAGAATATAATTACGAAACATGGGATGCTGTCAAAGAAAGGATAAAAGAAGTATGAATGATAATGATTCTTTTGATATCAAACAAGCATGTTATGCAGCGTATCCAATTAAGAGGTAGCTATGGAATTTGAGAGACATTATCATAAGAGTGAGAAATATTATATTGAATATCTAAATGTGTATGGAGCAGTTTATTTTGATTGCAATGAGTGTTTCTGTGGTAGACCATGGATTCTTCTGACTGCAAGTAAAGGTGATGATTGGCATAAACCATATACAATTACCGTGACTATTTGCGATCAAGATGATTATGATATTGGACAAATTTACTATTGCAGAGAAGAAAACTTTACACAGGTTCTAAGAGAATTAATTAACTGGATGAATGACTTGGAACACGGAATGTGTTTTTACGATGAATTCATTGTAGATGTAGAAAACTTCTTTCCAGATTGTGGATGCAGAAAAGAGTGGAGGTAATTATGAAACCGTATGATATTGGACTAATTTGTGGAAGATTCCAGACTTTTCATAAAGGACACGAAAAATTAGTAGATACAGGATTGATGTTATGCGATAGATTGTTGATTCTTATTGGATCAGCGCAGGAATGTGGTACAGAACGCAATCCGCTTAACATCAATACACGAACAAAGATGTTAAAAGAAATTTATGGTGATAACCCTAATATTATGATTTATGGATTAGCCGATATGACAGATGAAGATGATATCCGCCCTGAATGGGGAAGGTATTTACTGGATAATGTAGATCGATATATTTATAAAAATCCAGAAGTTATGATTTATGGCAATGATGAAAGTCGCAGTCAATGGTTTGACAAGAAAGATTTAGCAAATACAACTGAGCTGATTATCAATCGTGCAGAACTTCCTATCTCAGCTACAATGCTGCGTCAGCTTATGGTTGCAGACAGTCGTAAAGAATGGATGAAATGGGTGAATCCTAAATTACATAAAATGTACGACGAGCTTAGAAGAGAATTAATGAGTGTAGATTTTTATAAGGATAAAATTGGACTTTCATAGGAGAAAATATGATTAAAGAATATTGTGATATTTGCGGTAAGGAAACTGTAACAGATAAATACTTTCTTCCAGTTATAAAAGACAGTTATGTAAGAGACAGACATGGTACTCCTATGGTTGCAACAAAAGGAATGTCGTCTGAAAGAAAAGATGTTTGTAAAAAATGTGCAAGAAAAATATGTTTTCTAATTGATCGTATTTTACCAATGTTTGATAAAGATATTTCAATAACATTTGAATCATCAGAAGTAGGTAAGTCATATCGCATTGAGTATATAGGAGATGAGCTATGATCAAAATTATTGAAAAAGGCACAAAGCATAAAATACGTTGTGAGGATTGCGGATGTTTATTTTCTTTTGACGATGAAGATGTGAATATTCGTACTGGAATTGGTATGTGCGGAATGGAAGTATGTCAAAAACATTATGGAATTATTGTCTGTCCACAATGCGAAAATGGAATTGTGTTAGATAACAATAATTAATATATAAAAGTTTTGTGGAATAGTGGAGAAATAAAGTAAAAAATGGAAAGGTTGATTTTAAAATGTATTCTTTCATTTATGATATAAATGATCATCTTGATAAATTAAGTGATATTATAGCTGATTGCAAAAAGAAACAGAAAAAATTGTTAAATGAAAAATGGAAGTCTTTATATGAAGAACGTTGCCCGAAATATTATGTTGATTTAGAGAAGCTAGTTGAGAAGTTAGATGTATATAACCATTCTTATAATAAAACTACTCATTTGACATTTATTTCAGATTGGGTATATTCAAATTCATTCAATAGTAGCTCTATTTATTATATATTACAATTTTTAAAAGAACACGAACTGTTATTGACAAAAGAAATAAAACTGATGACATGTGAAGCTTGTGCATGTCAAGGATGCCAATATATAAAAGAACATCTAGGACATACATGTAAAGAATGTAAAGAAAATTATTATACAGGATATGAAGGTTATTGTGACGAATGATTGAAAGTTTTGTTTCATATGGAAGGAGAATATAATGGCAAAATTTAATATTGAGGTAGAACTTGATTGGGTAGACGAGGAAGCCGGATACACAATTGATGAAGAAATTAAAGAACAGGTTGTAAGAGGTGTTAAGGATGCACTTCTTAGAAAAGCAACAGATGAAGCAGTACAGAGAGTAGATAAGGCTATTGCAGATAAAATTCTCGAAGCAGAAGGAACGATTCAAAATACTGTAGATAAATTTGTTAAGACTGTATCGGAAGAAAAGATTGCAAATATCATGATTCCTGTAAAAGAAGATTCTTGGAGTAGTAAAGTAACATACATACCGTTGTCTGAATATGTAGGCAAGCGGTTTGAAGTGTTCCTTACAGAGAATAGATACGATAGAGACGGACGCATTACAAGTTATTCCAGCGACAGGAAGCTGTCAGCTGCCGATCTTATTACGAGACAATATTTGGAAAAAGAACTTGGTACAAAAGTAGAAAATATGATTGCTACTGCAAAAAGAGAAGTGGAAGAAAGTCTTGTGAAGTCACTGGAACAGAAATTGAAAGAGAATCTTGCGAAAGAAACGATCGAGAGAATGAATATTCCTGATGTTTTGAAAAGATTTAGTGAGATGGCACTTAATGGTCATAACGAATAAGAGTTTGCGAGGTGAATTTATGAAGAAAACAAAAATTATTAGTGCATTCCCTGCTTGTGGGAAAACATATGCTTTTGAAAAACTTAATGAAAAAGGTTATAAGATTCTCGATAGCGATAGCAGTCAGTTCAGTTGGTGTTATGATTATGATCCAATCAATTCAGATCAAATTGAAGAGTATCGTAATCCAGAATTTCCAAGTAATTATATTCAGCACATTAAAGAGAATATTGGAAAAGTTGATTATATCTTTGTAAGTAGCCACAAAGAAGTAAGAGATGCTCTGATTGAAAATGGAATCTATTTTACACTGGTTTATCCAGATAGAAGCATGAAAGCTGAATGGGTTGGCAGATGTTTCTTGCGTGGAAGTGGCGAAAAGTTCTGTCAGCTCATTGCAGACAATTGGGATAAATGGATTAATGAAATGGAAGAAGTTGAGTGCGACAAATGGATTCTTGGAGATAAAGAATCAATCGACAAATATTATTACATTGGCGAATTGATAGAGAATAAATTGATTTGATGCGAGGTGAATATTAATGGGATTATGTTTTAGGTGGTTTAAGGATTATAAAATATTGGATACAGGAGAATCGTATTTAGCATTTGGATTTTGT